AGAAATAGTACACATATCCGGATTAGTTATATTTGTTGTCCTGATCTCAATCCACCTAATTAAAAAAATAGTATGTCCGAAAGAAGATTAGAATTTTTAATTAAAGATCCGATTCTAGATAGTGAATATTATCCTGTGGTGTCGGATGATTTAGTAACTCACCTTAAACATAATTTAAAAACTGAATTAAAGTGTTCACCGGTCCATGGGATTGGTGTGTTCACAATTAGAGACATTAAAGAGGGGGAACAACTATTCCCATTATGGTTGGGGGAAACAAAGATCTACGCACTCCCCGTGGAAGACTATAATTCATTTGATGATGACGTTAAACGATTAATCTCGATGTATTTTATTACCAGGGGAACAAACGACTATATATTTGTTAGAATGATTAATGGGGTTAATTTCGTGACCTGTAACAACGTATTCTTTAACAGTTGTTACCCTAATATTAAAAATCAAAATATAAATAACTCTGGGTACGCTACCAGGGATATTAAAAGGGGGGAAGAACTATTTGATATTTATTTTGATAATTTATGAAAATACTTGATCTACACGGAGTAAAACATTCAGACGTACAAGGTATGTTCGATGGGTTTATTTATGAAAATATGAAATCCGGTACGAAAGAAGTTGAGGTGATCACCGGAATATCCGAACAAATGAAAAGAATTGTTAGGGGTTTGAGTGATGAGTATTCCATGAATTGTTATGAACATCCATTAAATCCCGGAAAATTAATTTTAAAACTTGTCTAATTAAAAAAAAACACCTACATTTGTTTTCATGAAAGAAGAAGACATGAAAAACTTGGGGGATAGTGAACTTTTAGAATTAGCTTGGAAACACGTATCATTTTCTGATAAACATTTTTACGCGACAATAGTCTTAATGGTGGTAGCGACAATTCAGTCCACTTTGTTGTTGTTTAATTTTTTCAGTTTGGTTAGTTTTTGTATTATCTACCCGACTTGTTTTTTATTGTATTTCTATCACAAATCTAAAGCTGAGAAACATTTAAGGATTGTTGATAATCTGGTTAAAGAATTAATATCAAGAGAAATTTGATTATGAAAAATATTTTATTTATAATTCTTATTGTATTCCTAACGGGATGTTCTAACTGGCAATATAAAGACATTGTTTACGACCGGTGCCAACACCTGGGAAGAATCCACGTACATTTCTATAATCACGAGACATGTGAGTGGTCTTGTTTAAACATGGACGAAGGTAATTACACGTATGAAGATATTGTTCGTGTTAAATATAAAACAAATAGAGAAGGTAAAATTGTAAAAGTAAAATTAGTAAAATGAAAAAAGTATTTTTAAGTTTGGTTTTAGGTATGTCGTTATTGTCGTGTACCGAAAACAGTAGAGTCAAGAATTGGGGTGGTGAAGGAACCATAAAGTTACCCAAAGGAAAAAAACTAGTTAACGTCACCTGGAAGGAAACTGAAGTTTGGTATTTAACCAGGGATATGGATTCTAATGATGTAGCTGAAACATACCAGTTTCACGAAGAATCATCATACGGAGTAATAGAAGGAACTTATACAATAATTGAAACAAAATAATATGACAGAGAGAGAACTAATACTTTTAGGGTTTAAAAGTGAACAAATTAAAGATCATGATGAAGATGAATCGTACTACTACGTACTTGATATCGTTGATGGACTAACATTCATTTCACCAACAAATGAGGAGGTAAAAGATGATAAGTGGTATGTTGAATTTTTTAATACGGATCCACTGATTAGATTCCATAATTTTGGTGAAGTCCAGGGGTTGTTAAACCAATTAACTAGGAACATTGTAAAAAATGGACAATAAGTCTATACCGACTCATGACCCATACACCGGTGAGTTAAATCCGTACTACGAAGAACTAACTGGAGAAAAAAATCCATTATTAACCGATAATGAAGATGATAACTATTGTTTTGATTTGTCAACCCTTATTGGCAAAGAGTTTAGATATTATGGTAAGTATGGGTTATCTACTTGGACGGACAAAGTTAAAAATATTGAACCAAATATGGGACTTCATACCAACTTTAAAGAATCGTTAAAACCAGTTAAAGAAGGGGAAGATCGTAAAAAGTTTGAAATATTTGGACATAGTGTAAATTTATATGTAAGATCAACAAGAGGTAACCATCTCTATGAATTAGAGAATTGTGTATTTGTAAATTATTAAAAAAGTAAATAAAATGAAATGACGTATTTTAAATTAGGATTGATGTGGTTAGGACTGGTAGTCATCATATCAATATTCGGTGAGTACATCGTAAGTAGAGAAGTAAACGGGTACCTTCAACTGTTAAGTTTCGTTGGGGTGATTGGTATCCTTATTTATGTTATAAACGAAACATATAAAATTTTTAAAAATAAAAAAAATGATTAGTATTGTAATTTTTGTAGTAGTCTTGATTGTGGCAGGTTTATCACTTGTTAAAAATTTAAAGGAAGATAAGGATCTTCCGTTCCTAAAACCAGTTATAATTTCTGTTTTAGGACTCGTCGTCTCATTTGTACAACCATTCGGGTTGGAAAGAATTGACGCTGGTAACAAAGGTCTTAAAGTTAATTTGACTGGATCTGAAAGAGGTATTTCCTCTTATCAGTACAAAACAGGTTGGGTACTTTACAACTCCTGGACAGAACAAGTTAAGGAGTTCCCATTATTCCAACAGCACATTGAGTATGACGCTCAGACAGTGATCACAAAAGGTGGATTTGCCGCAACCATCAAACCATCATTTAATTATTCATTACGTGAAGACGCGATTGGTGAAATGTTTGTTAACTTAAGATTGGATATCAAAGAAGTTGAACAAGGTTGGTTGAAAAACGCTATTGTGTCATCAGTAAACGATGTAGCTAACCGATGGGAAGTTGACGCTATCTTTAATAAACGGGAAGAGTTTGAAGCGGCAATCATTGTTGAGTGTAATAAACGAGTATCTAAATGGTTTACGGTATCACAGTTGAGAACCAATATCATCCCACCAAAATCACTACAACAAGCGATTGAGGGTAAAACCAAAGCGGTCCAGGAAGCTCAAGCGGCACAACAAAGAACCTTGGTGGCACAAGCCGAAGCGTTGGAAAAAATGGCAATCGCACGAGGTGATTCAGCGAAAACAATCATTAACGCGAACGCAGCTGCACTTGCTATGAAGATTAAACAAAAAGAATTAACACCTTTGTACGTTGAGTTTGTTAAAGCTTCCGCTTGGGACGGGAAACTTCCTACAACAGTTGCTGGTGGATCAGGAACATTTTTGAACATTAAATAAAATGATAAGAAAAAACATCGGTATAATTTTAATAGTAATATTAACATTATCTGGAGGAATGGTTTATTTTTCATTCAAAAAGAGTAAAGTTTGTGATGAATTGGTAATATTAAATGATGGATCACAAATTGAAGCAAAACAAGTGTTATCACATGAAAGTGGAATGAGCACCATAAAAATGTGTAACGGACAATGGATGGACATACCAACCGTTAATATAAAGATGGTCAAACCTATTGAGAAATAATTTAAAATCCCATAAAAAATTTGGTAATTTAAAAAAAATCATTTAAATTTGATTTAACATTAAAATATAAGAATATGAAAAATAATTTGACGTTTGAAGAATGTTATAATCAGTACATTGAAATTCTAAATCAGTTACAGACATCGAAGGATCAACTAGAGTCAATCGCGTTTAAACTTTTATCACTTTCTAATAATCTGAATCACACCCAAGATGGGGGTGAGTCCGACAGAGTACAACTTTTATCCGATCACAGTAGTGAAACCCTAGGTAAAGTTGTTAAATTTATTGATGACCTGTAATCTGAAAAAAAAGTTTAAAATTAAATCCTCACTTAACGGTGGGGATTTGTTTTTTTAAATAAGTTTTATTATATTTGTATTATGAAAGGAAAATTAATAAAAACCGATGTAAATTATCTATTAGAAGACGATAAGGGTGTTGTTGTCGCATCAACATCCACAAAAGAAGGGATTAACGGTTTATCCAAACAAAACTGTGATGAGATATTTGGAGTAGTTGATGTTGAAAAGTTGGCTGAAGAATCAGTTCCTGATGGGTTTAGAACTATCTGGAAAAATGGTTTCAACGAAGCAATGGAGTTATATCAACCAACAGAAATAGAAGTTGAAGTTGAAATGGATTGTTTGGATCCTAATTGTGATGGTATAAACAAGAAAGGTGTTTGTATACCTGGAGATAAACCAAAAATAGATTCAAACGGTTGTTTAATACTAAAAAAACTATAAAATGGAAAATAGAAGTACACACTACGGAGACATATCAAAATGGATTGAGAAAGTAATTGATTCTTGTGAGACATACCAACAAACAATTGCGGCATACAATTTAATTAGAAATTTCAGAAAACAATTGATGAAAAACACACCGGACAAATATTGGTATAGTTACCAATACGATGTTATTTGGCCACTTGAAACCACACTAAATAATAAAAGAAGTAGTCTACAAAGAGAACCCAACCAATGATGGAAGAAACAAAATATCCAGTGGGTGGTTTTGCTCCTGGTTTTTATCACTGTAATTGTGTTACATGTAAAAATACTTTTTCCGGGGATAAAAGATCCACCCAGTGTGAAAAGTGTGCCATTGAAATGGTTAAAACCAGGATAAATGAAACTGATAACGGTGGGGTTGAAATAGAACGTGATATACTCCAGGGGTTTATCGATCAATTTGGTGACGGACCGTTAGGTGAATTGGATCCACAAAAGTGGACAGCACTTGATTTTTTAGAATGGTTAAAACTCAATAATTACAAAATTATAAAAAAATGATAGACAATATAGATCTCATTAAACCTTTATTAAATTTTTCAGAACCTGGGGATTTTTATATGCTATACGTGTTTAAACGTAAGAAAGACCAACCTGAAGGGGAAAGAGATAATCACCAATCAGTTCGTACAATTAAAACGTATTGTATTGACTCCATTGATCATTTGGACCGTAGATATAATGAGATTAAACAACTTTGTGAGATGTTCAAAGCGAGAGCTTACATTCACGTACAAAAACAAAATCACAAAGACGTTTCATTAAATATGTTATCGTTACTAGCTGAACGTATCAGAGATGGTGTGTCAAACCAAAAAGGTTTATTTGATTCCGTTGTGGGTCAAATTAAAACCCAAGAGAAAAGATGGATTGTAGATATTGACGTAACTGATTTTCATGCGGTTACTGAATTATCACAATTTATTAATTATCTTAGACCCGAAGGTAAAAAGGTCGAAGCGGTTATACCAACAAAAAACGGGTGGCATTTGATTACAGGTAGATTTGATGTTAAGACTTTTAGTGAGAAGTTTCCAGATGTAGACATCCAAAAGAAAAACCCAACACTATTATTTTTACCAAATAGTTTAAATTAATAAAAAATATGATATATTTGTATTATGAAAAAAATAATTGAAGTTAATTTGGGGATTGGTTTAAATCAATTTTTCCCTGAACCAGTTAAGATCCTTGTTGGTGGGGAGAATGAAGACGTTAATTCTGAAAATACAGAAGATACCGATGAATCAAATAATGATTAAATTATGAAAATTACAATATTATCTGACACACACACAAAACACAATCAGATAAAGACACCAAAGTCTTATAGATCTAGTAATGAATTATTGGAGATCCCAGGTGGTGATCTTCTAATTCACGCTGGGGATTTTATGAACTCTGGTTACTACAAAGAGGAAGCTGAAGGATTTTTTAAATGGCTGGACGAACTGGAAGGTTATGATACCAAAGTATTTATATCTGGTAATCACGATCGTATTATGGAAAATGATCCGGAATGGTCTAAAGGAATTTTAACCGGTTATAAAAATATTGATTATCTTCAGGACGAATCGATGTCAATACAAGAAGGTGATGGTCCGGAAGTTAAAATCTGGGGTAGTCCATGGCAACCAGAATTTTATAATTGGGCGTTTAATCTTCCACGTAATGGTGATGAATTAAAATCAAAATGGGATATGATACCGGAAGGTATTGACATATTAATAACTCATGGACCAGCTTGGGGAGTTTTAGATGATGTTGAGGGTAATCGAGGTGTTCATTTGGGTTGTGAATTATTAACTGAAAGAATAAAAGTTGTCAAACCAAAAATACATATTTGTGGTCACATACATAGTGGGTATGGTTATCATTTTGATGGGTTTACACACCATTTTAATGCGTCAATACTAAATGAACGATATTCCTACACTCAGTTACCATGGAACATTGATTGGGATCCAGAAACAAATGAAATCAAATTCATTTAACAAATAACATTTTCATAGTATTTATTAATAAAATTACATATTATGGACAACGATTTAGTTAAAAAACTTTACGAAGAGATTCAAAAAAGGAAAATGTACGAACAGGAAGAAGATATGGACCTGGAGGACAACGTTGATGACGAAGACAATGATGATACCGAAATGGATTACGAAGATAATGGATCAACAAGTGATGATTTTTGTGAGATGATCTCCAAGTTATTCCACTCACAAATACAAACACATGTATTTCATTTAAGTGTTAAAGGTTCCGGATCTTACGCTACACACAAAGCTTTACAGGATTATTATGATTCCATAGGTGGTTTAGTTGACGGATTAACCGAATCATATCAAGGTAAGTATGGATTATTAAAAAACTATTCAACCTTTGAATTGGAAACCTACACATCAGTTAATGACGTTATTGGTTATCTTGAGGAATTAAATGATATGATCGAAGATAGTAGATCTTGTTGTGAGGATTCATTCATCCAAAATCAAATTGATACAGTACAAGAGTTAATATTTAGTACCGTATATAAATTAAAGTTTTTAAAGTAATTTAATATGGCAACAAAATCAGGACAAAAAGGTAGATATATTTGTAAAATTGGATTTTACGACATTTACGCTAAAGACACTTATAAACCAAAAAAAGAATCAAAGTTTAAGTTTTCAAAACCAGATATATCATCAACAGTTTACAATATAATACACTCTAAAAAAACTATTGAGAGTGGGTTTAAAACAAAAGACTTAGCGGTTACTAGAGCAAATGAGTTATTAACTAAATAAAATAAAGATGAGATTAAAAGACGTTTGTGAAATTAAATTAAACTTTCCTGAAGCTGATTTTTGGTTAATACGAAAAGGTGGTGAAAAGGAGGTTGGTAAACCAACAAAAGAATTTAGTTCAGAAAACATATTTATATTATATGATGACTTATTTCCATAGTATGGGGTATTTTAGCCAAAACTCACATGGGACTCTTTCATTAAAGAATATTAGAACCGAGGACGTTAAGAACATTAAATTACGTCAACAATAAAAATAATAAAATAAAAAAAATGAAAAAAAATTTATTTTTAATTACCGAGGACGAAAAGGATCGAATCCTTAATATGCACAAAAAAGCTTCCTTAAATCAGTATTTAAATGAACAATCTGAAGTAACCACTGTATCAACGACAGTACCTGGTGAAGAAGAAAACACCAGTGATGAGGTTGAAGACGAAACTGAAGACAAAACAACCGGATTCTCAAGTAGAAACCCAGAAATAACTGGTGACATTGAAAATTTAATGACTGAGGATGGTTATGTTGAAGTCACTGAGTATGAAACAAAAATGGTTGACTGTAATGGTGATGAGATTGAAAGACACACAAATTTTATTATTGAACCATTGGTTAGTTTTGGTAATAAAGATATTAAATTAGGTAATTCTGGTGAAGGATTTGGATTAATTAGGTCAACAACATACCCATTTAAACATGTATTGGAAGTCACTTATCAGGGTGTACCATTAAGTAAGTTTGAAGATATGGGTGGAATTAGTGTGTTATTACTATTTGACACACCAACAGAAGATGGTGACGAAACTGAAGTACAAAATAAACAAAACGGAACCCGTAAAACTTTCATATATCAAGGGGAACTTGAATATGTTGGGGATCAGTTCACATTTGAAAGAAGTGACGCAACAACACAGTTCACCATTTGTGATCTTTACAAAGTCTTTGTTAAGACATCGTAAAAATTAAATTTAGATAAATTTTTAAAAATCCAAGAAAAAAACTTGGATTTTTTTTGTTTATATAAAAAAAACCTGTATATTTGATTTATAATTTAAATTTACCATTATGAAAACATTACCCATTTTTATCTTTTTCTTGATGATAACATCAGGAATTTTTGGTCAGGAAATCGTTACTGACATCGATGGAAACCAGTACAACACAGTTCAGATTGGGGACCAAGTTTGGTTAAAGGAAAACCTAAAAGTTTCTCGATTTAACAACGGAGATCCAATTTACGAAACCACATCACTTTTTGATTGGTGGTCGTACACACACCTCCAAAGTCCAGATTACGGAACACCAATACAGAGTTATTACAATATGGACACATCCCTTTTGAATCGATATGGAAGACTATACAATTGGTATGTCGCTGGGGATCAAAAAAATGTGTGTCCCACCGGATTTAGAGTACCAACATATATGGATTACTACGAAATGTTCTCATTTGTTGATTCGACCACATTGGATCTATTGGATTATAACGAGTATTACATTAATGACGGTGTAATGAATGGCCAATCCGGAAAGAAGTTTTTAACTAATGAATATTGGGACCCTAGTTTATCCGGGAATAACCAAACAAGATGGTCAGGTATGTCTTCCGGATTTGTCTACCAACAATGGAGTGACGAATTCCAATACTCAAACATTAGTTATTTTGGTGATGGGTTCACAAATGGATTCTGGACCAAAGATACAGTTTCCTGGGATATGGATGGTGGATTTGAGGTTAGATCAAAATCAATACACATTTTGGGTGATTACATTAGAATGTATCCGTCCGGTAGAGGAATGGGAAATTCAATTAGATGTATTAAAGACAACACGTTAAATATTCAAGAAGAAATTAAGTTAAAGACAAACATATACCCCAACCCAACCAGTGAAAACGTTACATTTGTTTCAGACGGATCTTATTCTGGTCAAACTTATGGGATATATGATGTGACAGGTAAGTTAGTTGTTTCAGGTCAAGTTAACTCAACCGAAGAATCAATTGATTTATCTGAACAACCATCCGGAGTTTATATGTTGAGGATTAAAGGTGATATATTTAAGATTGTGAAAAACTAAACCAAAAACCATAAACAAAAAAGAAAGTCGGGTAATCCCGACTTTTTTATCTTTGGTACTCTACGTTTACCACTAATTTTTTATTGAAGTTACTCTCAGACTCACCGAATTCCTGGTGCCACCTATTTGACATGTACCCTTTGATTAGTTCCTCAATAGTCTCCTTTGTTACACCTTCCATTTCATCATTAAAGAAGTCACCAGCTTGACGATCAAATTTGTTGTCGACAATTTTCTCAACATTAGACACATTTATTGATATTTCCGGTGTACCTGAATCAACTCTAACACCGGTGTAAGTGAAAGTTACCCTAACTCTAGGGTACCAACCCATACGAATACGTTCAATGGTATTTGAGTCAATTAGTTTATCTACTTCTTCAGTGAATGATTTTGTTTTTGAACCCATAAATTCATTAACATCAACACCATTCCTAACCTTATCCATTTCACGTCTACCAAGTTTAATAGAATTTTGATAAGACGCTGAAGGTCTGGCTTTTGACATTTGTTTTCCCGTACTAGAAGAATACCTATCATCAACCTCAAACCATTTTTTGTATTTGTAGATGTAAATTGGGTACCAGTCGTATGATGTGACAACATAACCCCAGTCCCCACGATAATCCTTCTCCCATTTACCCTCTAAATTGGACCCTTTAAACGGTTTTAATTCGTTAACATAATCACTAGCGTTAACATTTGTGATTCGTTTTGGTTTCATACTTGAATAATCAACCAGATCACTCACTAAGGTTTCGTTATATTTACCATCAGCTCTATAATTTTGAGTAAAGACATTTGAATAGTGTGTTACTGAATCCGGACTGAAACCAAAGACAGGTAAATTCTTTTTAATTACATCATATAATTGAGAACCAGTTGGTTGTTTAGATTGTCTATATTTTGTTAAAAACCTAAAAAAAGTAACCTCACGATCAGTGAACGCTCTTTCATCGTTTTTTTCTTCCTTTATTAGTTTTACAATTTTTTTTGTAAGTCTTTCGATATTAATCATAATTATAAATATTTTAAACCTACAAAAAGTGGTGAAACCAATTATATTTATTTGTATAAAATAATTTAGTATGGCACATCCGGAGATTCACGCAAAGAGTTCTGTTAAAAAATACGGAGGAAAGGTAGAAGATTATATTAAAATACATGAATGGTTTGATGAAACAAAAGCTTGGATAGGACATTCATATCATAGAATGTTTAGACATCACAGTGAAGGTATTTTTGAATGTGAAAAAACATTCGGACCATCGTTTGTGAATAGTGATGGGAAAACAGTTTATACGAGATATGTGGGTGAAGATCATGTTAAGGAAGATTGTTATAATCATATACCATCAGCTAAGGAATGGGTGAAAGCAATTCAGGATAAAGAAAAACCAATGTGGATGATCAGAACACTGGAACTTAAATTTGATGATTAGGTATTTATAAATAAAACCAAATGAAAAAATTATTTGAGGGTTTAATACTATATCTTAGAATTAGAAAAATTGATGAGTTACGAGTTAGACTTGACATCGAAGACTCAACGGTGGCGAGCGAGGAATATATGGATAATAATACCAGTAATGAAATTAATTTACCAACAAACTTTACCAAGATTTTTGAACACATTTTTATAAATTTCCAAAACGAAATTGAATCATCATTCCATGATCTGGACATCCCAAAACAAGAATACGATTTTGGTAATTGGTATCGAGTAATACTTAATACAAACACCAAACAAAAAACAATAGATATCTGGGCTGAAATTGATTATAAAACTGAGGCAAGTCAATATGGGTATAAAATACCTGTAAATAATTTACCGGATGATGATCAAGTCGTAATAGAGGACTTGATGGGTGAATGTGATTGTAATTGGATAACTGTAAATTTTTTGGGGGATAATGGGGAATTTATGATTGATGAGAACGTTGAAAGTGATGGAAACGAAGATATAGATGATGTTTTTGATT